CGAGCAGGTGGAGTGGGAGCACTGCGCCGGCTGCAACGCCTTCGGGCCGGTGCCGGCGATGTTCACCCGGTGGCGTGGCGGGGCGCCGATCTGTGATGCCTGCCTGACGGTCGAGCTCGAGCCGGCGCACGACCCGGTCGATCACCCGAGGCATTACACGTCGCACCCGAGCGGCGTGGAGTGCATCGACGTCACCGAGCACATGGGCTTCTGCCTGGGCAATGCCATCAAGTACATCTGGCGCGCCAACCTCAAGGGCGGCCTCGAGGATTTGCGCAAAGCGCAGTGGTATATCCAGCGCGAGATCTCCCGGCTCGAGTACGAGGAGGTGCGGAAAGGCTAGAGCTATTGCGCAGCAAGGAGAGCTGCGCGATAATCAAGCGCAGGAATATCACCCGCCTTTTGCCGGCATCAGCCGGGGTGCATGAGGCGGCCACGAGCGCCGGCGTTGCCGGGGTGCGTTCGGAAGTGAGACATCATCCACTTTCAACTCGAGGCCGTCATCATGGCTAACACCGTCGACAATGTATATATCCAGACCTACGAGCGCACCGTGCGCCACCTCGCCCAGCAGGGCGTCACCCGTCTGCGTCCCTGGGTCATGGAGAAATCCGTGCAGTCCGAAGGCCACAACTGGGAGACCCTGGGGCCGGCCGAGGCTGTGCAGAAGACGACCCGCCTGGTCGCCACGCCTGTGCAGGACTATCCCTGGGATCGCCGCAAGTCCATTCCTGTGACCTACCATACCGGCGACAGCACCGAGCCGGAAGACATCGTGCAGATGCTGGTCGATCCGAACAGCAACCTGGCGGTGGCTCAGGGCAAGGCAATGCGACGCGCGCATGATCGCGAGATCATCACGGCAGCCACCGGCCCCAGCCGCGACGGCACCGGCGCCAACATCGTATTCCCTGTTGAGCAGGGCATCGGCACCAGCGCAGCCCCTGTGGCATTCAGCTATGACCTCGTGACCGCGGTCACCGAGAAGTTCATGCAGAACGACATCGACCCCGAAGAACAGAAGGTCTTTGTGGTGTCGCCGGCGCAAGCACGCAAGCTGCTGCAATTGACTGAAGCCACGTCCACCGACTACAACACGATGGCGCCCCTGACGACCAAGGGCTACGTCGAGTCCTGGATGGGCTACACCTGGCTGGTGTCCACTCTGCTCGAGGATTCGAGTGTGGGCCAGGACGGCAGCGCAACCTGGTGCTTCGCTATGACCCGCCGCGCGATAGGCTTCCAGATGAACAAAGACATCTGGACCCGCGTCACCGAGGACCCGAGCATCAGCTACGCCTGGCGCGTATATGCTGCATCGACCTTCGGCGCCATCCGGGTTGAGGACGAGCACCTGGTGCGTGTCAGCGCACTCAACGCGATCTAAGGGGGCAAGCATGAAGTCTGGGCTCAATTACATTGAGAAGAATCAGATCCGCAAGCTGGCTGACGCTGGGCACGATGGGCATACCATCGCCGGCGGCACCGGCCTGCCGGCCAACCTGGTCCTGGCCTTCCTGCGCTCCCTGCCCACGTCCCCCGAGCCGGCTCAGGAGGAGGGTGCCCTCCCCGAACCTGAGCCGGTTCGGAGGGCACCTGTGCGGCGTCGCACGCCGAAGGTGACCTGATATGGCAATCACAGCACCGTACTCCCTCGAGCTCGCCAAGGACGACGACGCGATCGCCGCGATCGCCGATACCACCGTGACCTCGGTGTTGGGCAAGATGAAGATTTACCTGGGCGACAACGTCGTGCCGGGCAAGCGCACCAGCTACGTGGCCAGCCTCAAGAACTGCTTCAACCGGCTGATGAACGACGTGGCCCGGGGCAACACCGGCTCCGGCGTCATTGCGGTGTTCGGACCCTGGGACAATGCGACCAGCGGCAACATCACCCGCGAGTCGGGCACTGGCAACGTGACCGCCGATGACGTGGCGATAGTCTGCTCTGGCACGTTCCCGGACGGGCAGGCCCGCAACAAGGGCGGCAGCCACTGGTACCAGGAAACTTTCGAGCAGCTGCTCGAGGTTTTAGCTGAAAACACGAAGTCGAATTGAGTTACAATGCACGCCTGGCACCGATGCCAGGCACCTACAACTGAGGGCATACAAATGAAAGTATTTTCCGCACTTGCACTGCTGGCCGCCGCACTCAACCTGAATGCTGCGATCATCACCGACGGCAGCACCGACGAGCTGGCAAGCGTGACCGGCGACGATTTCGGCTATGCGGGCTCCGTGCTGCTGGGCCGCGAGGTTAGCGTGACCGGCGTTTACGAC